TCTAAACTATATTGACAAACGATATAAGACTCCCTGTGGAGCATGGAGTGCATTCAAGAAAAAGGGCTGGTATTAATTTACTAGTTTAATTAAACATCCTGAGCATGATGATAAACTGCTCTTATCAACTTGACAAATTGAAAGGCATAGGGTAAAATCTATCTATGGATAAATTAAAAATTATTATTGAAGAACCAAGTGGTACGAGGCGTTCATTCTTTTATAATGTAAAAAGTGAACAAGAGGCACATGACATTGTAAAAATGGTTGAAGATAGTTTAAAGCCAAACTTTAGTATGGCTAATTGGAAATATTCAAAAGATAAGGATAAGAAGTGAAGACAGAAGTTATTGACTTTTGGGCTACCTGGTGTGGTCCTTGTAAGCTAATGAATCCAATTCTTGACGAGGTAGAAAAAGAATATCCTGATCTAACTATTACAAGGATTGATATTGATTCTGATAAAGACATGGTTGAAAAGTATAACATCCAATCAGTTCCTACATACATCATCCTTAAAGATGGTAAAGAAGTAGATCGTATTATTGGTGCAAAGCCTAAGTTTGCCTTCTTAAAGAGAGTGTTCCCAGAAAATGGTTGAGATTATTTTGTTAGGAATGATTATCCTACAACTTATTGCATATAATGATATTAAAAACTATATTGAGAAACAAGAAATTAAAGAAAAAGAAAAAGAGAATATCCTTAGAAAGGGATTGATGTAATGTCAACAACGCTAGAACTAGTAGTTCAAGAACTGCAAAACCGTATTGGTCAAATTACAAGCCAGTATGAAACTCAGTTAGCAATTCTAAAAGCACAGGCTACTGAAGCTTTGCAAGAAAAAGATGCTCAGATTCAAGAATTAAAAGATTCAAAACTAAAAGTAGAATCAACAAAGGAAAAGTAGTGGGAAAGCATCATGACAAAGTTGCAAAGGCTTTAGAGATTCGCATTAAGAACGTTCCTAATAAAGGTGGCTTCAATACGCCTGGATCAATGAATAAGAAAAAGACTGGATACGCAAAGAATCGTTAAGATTTGGTAGAGTTGGGCAGGTGGTGAGCCCCATTGACTGTAAATCAATCGCTTTGCTGTGTAGGTTCGATTCCTATCTCTACCACAATAGTATAAACATGGAGTATTGTGAATAAAAATATAGAGGTAATGTATTTTGAAGATCAAGAATATTTTAAAGTTGAGCCAATGCCAACTAAGAGAGCTTGGATGGATGAAACAGCTGGAAAGTTTTCATACAAATGCATACCTTTAAATGTAGCAAATCAAACTGGTTGGCAGGTTTTATCTCCAATAGAATTTTGTGCAAATTGGAATGGTGGAGAGCATCCAAAGGATGTAGAGGTTCATTATCATGAAGAGTCTAGAAGTGATTTTGTTGCAGGTCATTTTGGTCATGGGATACTTACAATCATGCCAGACTTTATTTTAAAAACTCCAAAAGGTATATCAACTTATGTAAAAGGGGTATCAAATTATCCATTGGATTTAATATATCCTCTAGAGGGATCTATAGAGACAGACTGGCTACCATTTACCTTTACATTCAATTATAAGTTTACTAGACCTGGAGAAATTATATTCCAAAAAGGACAACCTTTATTTTCATTCTTTCCTATAAAGCGTGGGTATTTGGAAAAGTATAAAATTACTAGATCAAACATATCTAACAATAGTGAGACCTATGAGCAATATAAAATTTTTGAAAAAGCAAGGGAAGAACATTTAGACAAGAATAGAGAGAATAAGTATGATAAGGCAACTGGAAGATCATTTCAAGGATTTTATTCTAGTGGAACTTTATTAGATGCTGGAAAGATAAGCGATCCTCCACAAAAACAAATAAAGCTGGATACTTGACAAAAAATCATAAATAAAATATAATTAAATATCAATCCCCAATAGCTCAATTGGCAGAGCGTTAAACTGTTAATTTAAATGTTCCTGGTTCGAGTCCAGGTTGGGGAGCAAGCCCCGATTAGCTCAGTGGATAGAGCGATAGGTTTCTACCCTACAGGTCAGGAGTTCGAATCTCTTATCGGGGACGTGGAAATAACATTAAAAGAAAAGATTATTGCGTTAAGACAGCAAGGAAAAACGTATAATGAGATTAAGAAAGAACTTAACTGTTCTAAAGGAACTATCTCCTATCACTTAGGAGAGGGACAAAAAGAAAAGGCAGCTGTTAGATCTGTGAATCAAAGAGAAAAGGCAATGCTTGCATTCCATGAATATAAAGAAGAAAAGGGATGCTTTGATTGTAAAGGAAAGTTTCCACATTATATTTTAGAATTTGACCATAAGCCAGAATTTGAAAAAATTGCTGCAGTTTATAATGTTATGAAAACATTGGGAATCCCAAAGGCTTGGGAAGAGGTTGCTAAGTGTGATGTAGTTTGTGCAAATTGCCACAAGGCTAGAACATATAAAAGAAAACCTTGGGGAAAAAATAGATATATAATAGAATAACTATGTATGAGTATCGTGTAAAGAAAGTACTAAGGGTGGTTGATGGTGACACTATTGATGTTGATATTGATCTTGGCTTTAATGTTTCGTATACACAGAGGGTAAGACTTGCTGGCATTGATACTCCAGAATCAAGGACAACTGACCTTAAAGAAAAGGCACTTGGTCTTGAGGTAAAAGAATACCTAAAGCACTCTCTCGAAGGTGCTGAAGATGTAATTATTCAAACAGAGAAGCCAGATAGCTCTGAAAAGTATGGTCGTATTTTAGGCTGGCTATTTATAAATGATGATGAAATATCCCTTAATGAAAAGATGATTAATGAAGGCTATGCCTGGGAATATGACGGGGGAACAAAGAAAAAAGACTTTGATTCCCTACTTGCAAAAAGATCCAAATAATGCTATACTAATTATTCGGAGGCAGACGCTCATATATTAAGGAATAAATATGTTTGAAAAATTAATAGAATATAAAGAGATGCGAGAAGCGATACAACGTATTCGTGAACTAGCAAAGTCATACGACACATCTGGAGACCAAACTCTATGGAGAGTTGGACAGGATCTATACAAAGCTTTGGAGAAAAAGTGAAACTATATAATAAACTAGTTGATGCATACTACTATAGCTTGTTTTATACATATAAACTTCTATCTACATTTAAGCACACTTGCTCATTTCCAGTAAGTAAGAGTGTTGATACAAAATGCAAATGTGGAAAATCATTTAGAGAATCAGTCTAAATGGCAGCATCAAGTGCATCAGACATTCCAGAGTCAAAGTCTGACTACTGTCCTTGCAATAGGTGTACTGTAGCTCGTAAGCAAGGTAGACAAGAAATAGTAAATCGTGTTTTAGAACTTCACAAACCACATCCTAAGTTCATTGGAGAAAATGTTCCCTGTTTAATATGTAAAGAAGATATGCCTTGCCAAACTATACAAGCATTAGAAGGTAAGTAATGAAATTCTCACACTCAATAGCTGAGATTCTTATCCTATCCTTCGTAGCCCTAAATTGCTATGTAAATGTTAAACGATATACCTGGGACAAAAAAAAGCGAAAAATCGAAAATTGAAAGCTCGAAAAAATCGGGCGGAAATAGTATACATATGCTCAACATGAGCAATTACATAGTATATAAGAATATCCCCTATATGCATAAAATAACATAAGTTATACCTTATGCAAATTTCGGGGGGATGAATAAATCTTCTGATTATTACCTATATAAACATAACTATATATATAACTAACTATATAACATATAAGGACATTATTTGATGCTTCGCATATGAACATATAAACCAGAAGAAAGTCTCTTAGAAGCCTTTATAGAGCCTTTAAACACTATATTATAGCCATATCTGATGAATTCTATGATATATATAAGATAATAATGGATAGAAATGGAGTATAGTGGAGAGATATGGGTGAGTGAGCATACCACATCTTAATCGTAATGTCAAATATATCAAATAGGCGTGTTTTATTTTCATATATTTTGCATAGTTTTTAATA